GGTTTTGATTGTTCTTCTGTATCGATTGTAAATGTATCACTCATAATATATTCCTATTAAATTTTAGCAATTCTTGAAAAATTGCCTTGTTTTTCGAATTTAATTACCGACCTAAATCGGTCAAACAATTGGTCACCTCGATGACTTATAACAAATAGATTGGTATCATTATCAAATTCATCAAATATAGCAAACAAATTCTCCATTGAACCTTCATCTAAACTACTATCAAATATTTCATCCAATATCAATAGATTTGTATTTGTTGAATTTTTTAACTTAGCAACTTGCCGCCAGGTCAATAGTAAAGCTAAGTCGATCTTTTGTTTCTCACCTTCCGAAAAATTGGAATACTTAAAATCATCACGATGTCTAGACTTTATGGTTTCATCAAAGTTTTCATCTATGTTGAAATTAACAAAGAAGTCCATAGATGATAGATACTTGTTGATCAGTTTATTCATAACAGGCAAATACTGTTTGATGATTCTAGTTTTAATGCCTGTATCTTTCAATAGATTTGAAGCATATTCATAATATTGCTTCTCATTAGATAATCTTTCCTGTTCATCCAGTGTAGATTTCAACTGTTCAACCAATAATATTAGGTTTTCATTCTCATGTTCAATGGTATCTTTTCGTGAGGACAACGCAGAAATCTCTTTGTTTATCTTATTGATATATTGATTAACAGCTGTAATGGTTGAGTTGTTCTTTATTAATTCGTTATTATGTCCTGTAATATTCTTATTAATATTTTGAATTTCAACCAATCGAGCATTTAACCTTGATATTTCGGTTGATATTTCAGATACACCTTTATGTATTTGTTCACGTTTGATGATCTTCTCATTAACTTGATTGGATTTAAATGTTAAATCCAATATCTGTCTACATGTGGGACAGTCATCATTTTGATTATAGAACAAAATATCTTTATCTATCTTCTTAATGCTGGATTCTAATTTAGATTCCATTTGGATCATTTTCTTGGATCTACTTTCCACGGAAAGTTTATCTTCAATTTTTTTCTGTAGAACGTCTATGTGTTTTTGAATTACCACCACATCAGCAAGTAAACGTTCATTCTGCAATTCAGAAGTTTTAATTTCATACAGTTTTCTTTCAATTTCTTCATCATTATGTTTTTTATGTTCATCTATGTTTTGTTTCTGTAGTTTGATTTTCTCGGAAGTTAAATTCAACTCATACTTATTACTGGTGGTCGCATCTTTAATACTTGATATTTTCTCCTTAACTAGATTGTTCATTGATGAAAATATTTGGATATCTAATAAGTCTTCGATGATTGATCTTCTATCGGCAGCTGACAATTGCATAAATGGTACAAATGAGGCTGAACCAAGAATAACCACCTGTGTGAATGATTTGAAGTTAAGTTTTAGTATCACCTTTTCCAAATACTCTTGATAGTCTTTAGCCTTGGCATCTTGATTGATCAAAATATCATTACAGTAAATCTCAAAGATATTAGGTTTAATACCTCTAATTATACGATAGTTCTTGGTACCTATAGAGAATTCAACCTCAACCAGACCATCGGAAAGGTTGATACTGTTTAATAGATTTGGTTTATTGATTTTTCTAAATGGTTTACCGAACAAAGCGAAACATAAAGCATCTAACATTGTTGAGTTGTGTGATAAAATCTCTCCAGTATAAAATCTATGATCCTCAGAATCGATAGTCAAATCATACATATTTGATTCTATTTCCGACTTAGAAACTTCAACAACTACATCAACTCCAGTTTTAGTAATGATTTTAGTGACAAACGGTATACAATCTTTTACATATATCTCATTGAAGAATTCATCAAAAACAATATGTGTATCAGCACAATCCAATCTAAACCCAGATTCAGTAACCAATAACCATTCTTGATAAGGAATAGTTTGATGTATATTGGTGATTGGAGACCAACCTTTATCTGTTTCAATATTCCAATCATCCACATCAAAACTTTCGATAAACTTACGATTTGTTATTTCAGATAACTGGTTCATTTATAAAACACTCCGTCCAACCTTCAAATTTTTCATTAGGTTTCCAATAGCATTATCTAAACAATCTTCAATCTTTTCTTCCGTTGTTCTGTTTCTCTTGTGCATAAAGTTCACCTATAGTAGTTTCTATTATTTCTCCAGTTTTTTTATTCTGTATCCTTATAGGTGTATTAATACAAACACACTTACCCGCTCCATTGTTGCCGACTATCAATGTGTTCTTAGAAGAGTTTAACTTTATTTCTGTAAATGTGTTGCCTGTACTTAATATGTTTTTATATCGTAATACACTAAAATTAATCATACTCTTTCACTATTTAAAGCTTCAACATAAATTTCATGTAATATACCTTTTAATCGGTTATTATCAATATTATCTTCTTGTACAGAATCAACGAATTTATTAAGGATCGTTAAAGTGTCTTCTGATTGAGTTATTATATCATCATTACCGGTTTCTGTCAAGTCAATTATATCTTCAACAATGGTAACATCGGTTGGGTTAACGTTATACAGTTTTTCCATAAATTTATCAAACAGATATGGATTGTTCTTGTTCAAGACAACAACCTTTACATACTTGTTGGAGTATAACGATAGGTCTTCCAATCTTTTTGGCAGATAACCTTTGAAGTTAATATCGTTGTATATAATCTTAAAGAACATATCATTCGGGTTAGGAATAAACTCCAGTTCATAGTTCTTAACATCATATAAATGGAATCCTCGGACATCTTCATAATCAGACCATGTTAATTGGTATGGGTTGCCAAGATAGAATATACCATCTGCACTTGATCTGTGATGATAATGTCCAGAAAATGTATTATTAAATTTTCTAAAGATTGAACGTTCTAGTCCTTCCGAAGACATACCTTTATACATTGCAAATCCAGCAATCTCAAAATGACCCATACAGATTGTTGCTGGTGTATTTTTGATTTCTTCCAGACACTCTTTATGATTATCTGCACATATCCACGGTATCATGCAAATGGGTTGATCTTCAACTATAATGGTTTGAGGTGTATCTATTACATGTACATTGGAGTATTGTTTAAGCAACAAATCAACAGAGTTTACGACATCACTATTCTTGAAATAAGTATCATGGTTACCTGCTAACATATGTACTTGTATGTCAAGTTCTTCCAGTTTATCAAAGAACATTTCCTTGGATCGTCTTAATGTTAGGAAGTTTACATATTTTCTGCGATCAAATGTATCACCAAGCATTAATACTGTTGTTATATTATTTTCTATTAATGTTGGGAAGAACGTACCATCATAGAATTTTTGATAGAAGTCTAGGAATGAAACACTATCATTCCTAGCTCCAAAGTGATTATCGGTTATAATTGCAATTGTCATACGTACTCCATAATATAATATGTACTAATTATATCACACTTCTAAAAATTTGTCAAGATTTATTTCTTCAATAAAGTCAGGTTCCATAAATTTATCCAGGCCTTTCTGTTTCTTTACTATAACCTTTTTATTTTCAAGTACTTTCTCAAAGGTTTCTATAAACTTAGACAGGTTATCATAAATTTCGAACTGAACACCACTGTCTCCAAACTCCAACATTTCTTGTTCAGCATCGAAACCGAACTGGGCTGCGGACTTGTACTTGACATACTGGTGTTTCTTTTCTTTCTGGATGCGTCTAAGGAAAGCATAGTAGATGATCTGCGTAAAGTATGCAAATGGGTTCTTAGATTTATCAGGATTAAAGTTGCCATAATACATTAAACAGTTTTCTATGCCATCAGAGATCATTTCATCACGGTAGGTGTAGTTCATGAAGTTAGGCTTATGTGATAGACCTTCTGCAATTTTCATGAAACATTCTGCGATATAACTTGGTAACATGGGACGAGGTAGATTTTGTTGTTTGGATTCATCACAATTTCTGGTGTGTTCAATAAGGGCTTCAAGGAAATCTACATTATTTACATAATCTTTTTTAACTTTTTTAGCTTTCATAATATATTCTCAATTTATTTTCGATTAGGGCTTGCCAAGACCATGGCTGTTGTGTTATAATGCACTTACACCAAACCTGCTTTAGAACTTATCTTGATTGTCAAGATGTAAACCAACCAGTGTCTGGAGTGAAACGACAGGATGCGAAGCATCGCAAAGTAATTGCTTCGCAATGTCGCTTCGCTCCGGACATACTAGTGTAACTTCTTCTTTCCTTTATTAGATTTATCAAATGCAGCTAGTACTTCTTCTATACTAGTTTGTTCTGGATCATAATTTTGTGTATCTATAACCAAACTTTCTATATTGGTTTGGTAGAACTCCACAAGAGCTTCAGTTGGTTCAAATACACATAATATATCAGCATCGGATATGGTGGTTTCATTTTGTGTTACTAGATCAATTGGTATCCAGTGTTGCATAACCAATTCAGGTTCTTCCTCTTCATAATCTAAGAATACCACCATTGGATTCTTTACAACATTAATTCCTGACATATGCGTGTGTTCACATATAATATCCAAACCATCTTGTAATCTAAGTATTTTAATCATTTTTACTTTCCTTACCATTAATGTTAATTTTATATAATTTAAATTTAAACTTTTCCTCAGTATAGATTTTGGTTCTCTCCATGAAGTGTTTTAATCCAAAATTAACATGTTTATTATGTCTTAGATCATCAGCTATATCATATAAGGTTGCTTTAGTCTTACCATCGGATTGTCTTAACCCTCTACCAATACTTTGTAAATTCCTTACACGACTTTTACTAGGTGATGCAAAAATAATATTATGTAAATTCCTTATATTAACACCTGTAGAATAAACACCAAATGAAGCTACGATAATGGCATTAGATTCTTCTTCAACTATTCGTCTAATGTTTTCTCTATCATCTGTTGCTGTTCCACCATGCACAAAGAACACCTTTCTATCTCCTATCTGTTTCGAGTTCTTGATTAAATTATACAGGACTTTACCATGTTTGTCAACCAGTTGAAACAAAACTAGTGTATTATTATTCATACTAACAGCTAGATTTTTTATAAACTTGTTACGGAGTTCATTAGAGATAATATATTCAATCTCCTCTTGATAGGTACAACTCTTCATAAGTTTACATACTTCATCACTATGTTTTAATACAAGACATTTAATATTAAAGTCTACAAGTTCCTTCTTATCAATAAGTTCCTTAGTTGATATAACTTTCTTAACAGTTCCAAATAATCCCTCCAAAACCAATTTATGGGTTTTCATGCCGGATAAGGTACCTGTTAAACCAATTCTATATTTGGTGTTGTCAAGTTTCTCCATGATGTCTCTTATGGAGTTTGCTTGAGCTAAATGTACTTCATCACAAATAACATAGTCAAACTGGTCAAAATACTCCTTCTCTTGTTTGAATATAGACTGCCATGTGGATATGGTTAAGTTCTTGTTGGTCTCCTTAGGTTGACCTTGGTAAATCTTATGTACATTATCTTCAACGATAAATCCATTTTCACTGGAGTAGTCCTCAAAATCTGAAAATAACTGTGATACAAGATTAACTGTTGGTACAATAATAAGACCACGGAGTTCTTGGTATTCCAATAGTTGTCGGAATATCAGGTAGATTATAAGACTTTTACCCGAATTATGGTGTAATATGTCGTTATGATAATACGATTCATGTGGCGCATCCACACTAAAATCGATCCATTCCTGAATATCAGTACATTTTATCTCGGTGATTTGTTTATTTGATATGGTTGAACCTACAATAAAATCTTTAGCGTCTATCCAATCATCACCATGAAACATTAGATGGTTATCTGCGCATATTATTGATGTATTGTCTGAAAACGATATTTTGCGGCCAGGTCCAGATTTTCTATATGTATCTAATATTTTTTCTTGGCCTGTGGGTGTGTGTATTTTTGGAGTATATCCATTCTTTACGAGATGTTCCAATTCATTCAGTGTAATTTTCATCATATCTCAAATATTATAAATAGTGTAGATGGTTAGATATTTACGTGGGGTAAATATCAGCGAAGGATAGATCGTTGTCCCATCAAATCTATTTATAAGGATAGTTATGAACCGAAAAAACATTTTCATTAAAAAGTTCCCAGAAATAAATCCAGCGGATTTGAATTTATTTTACTCAACAGTTAAAAACAAACGAGTTACTGATGTAAAATCCATAAAATTTTCCATATCATTCTATAAGAAGTTCGGATATGATTTAAATTTACTAAACTACACTACTCTAATAAAACATCATACTGAACGTTGCAATCGGTTGTTTCGTTTAGACGCTGAGAACAAACACGTATCAACTATTGATATATCTCTATATGAAATATATGCTTTGACTCCAAAAGATGCGCTAGATTTATATACCACGATGTGTTTCAATAAGACCAATGAGTGTATTAAAACATGTGTTGCAAATCCCGATTTTCGAATGGTCGGTGACAAAAATGCGTTGATACGTAGATATGGTGTATCCGAGGGCACTAAACGCTATGAGAATTTTAGAGAAAAACAAAGATTAACATCAAAACGATCTTTGAAGTACTGGTTATCATTGGGACTATCTATGTATGATGCAAGGATTCAACTGAAAAAAACACAGACTACGTTTTCACTAGCGATATGTGTGGAAAAGTTTGGATTGAAAGATGGTACTATTAAATGGCAAGATAGACAGAATCATTGGCAAGAAACATTAAACAACAAACCCCAACATGAGATAGATGCATATAATAAAAAGAAATCTAGATTGATTGACACTAAAAGATACTCTAACGAAACTCTGGCAATACTATATTTAATAAAATTACCAAACAATCACCTAAAAATTGGAATATCCAATAAGGAAACAATATACCACAGATATACCGATAAACATCTGGTAGGTTGTGATATATTGTATAATAGAAAATTTGTGGGAAGTATTTCTGCTGACATAGAACTATCAATCAAAACCGATTTTAGTGCAAATATAATAAATAAAGATGAACAGATTTATGAACAGTTTGGTTACACTGAGACTATTAAAGATGTTTGTCCGGAAATCATATTAGAGTATATACGATCAACAAACTGTACACCGATAATCTAAAATAAAATCAACAGCATCTTGATCCAGATCAACTTCAATTTCGGTTTCAGGATCAAGACAGGCTGTAGGTGATAACAACAAAGACCTGCGTTTTTGCATAGCATGAACAAATGCAACCAACTGGTGTTCTCTAACATCTATTGGATTACCACGAGAATGTAGTTTAAGTTCAGTGAAGAACT